GCTGTGTTGACCCTTTTGGGTTGCACGATTATCGTTGAACATATTTTCCAACTCAAGAGAAAAGTATAATGTTCGCCCTCCTCTGTAAACCCATAATTGTTCCACAGCCAAACAGTAACCCCGTTCTCAGAGCGAATGATTGTCGCATAGCGTATGTCACACCATCTCAAGTCCAAGAAGGTAAATTAGAACTTGAGATACTGGATGCACCACCAATTACGATTGGTCCAGATCAGGTTAAAAGAATGGGTGAGTGAGATTAATAAGTTTACCACCATCCTTTGTCTTCATGAAAATAACTTCGTCACACTCACCACCCTTCATAGTGAGTTCAGCTTCACTACATTCCGTTCCGGGTAACTTGTGTCTATCACATGCAACTTGAGTCTTCATAGTGATATTCATATCTTTGCTGTAACCTATGAAGGTTCTGTCAACTCTCCCATTTTTGTCAAGGGCTTCAACAGTAGCTTTCCACGAATATGGACCAAAATCCCATTCATTAGGTGTTTCTATGGGTGGTGGCGGAGCGTCCAAATTAGCAGCCCGTCGTCGTCCACCGAAACGTCGTTTTATGGAGACGACAGGTTGAAACAACAATTGTGTCACGGATAGCATTTATGTAGAATACATCCATAGTTTTAAGTTATTTTTACTATCTGGGTAAAGCCAAATAGTAAAAATAAGGATTGCACCAAAGGAGGTTTGAACTCCTGGCCTTGCGCTTACTAAACGCACGCTCTACCACTGAGCTATTGGTGCTTTGGGTTTCTCTCTCAACCGGGTTCGAACCGATGACCTCGCGATTAACAGTCGCGCGCTCTACCAACTGAGCTATGAGAGAATGGTCCTCCCTATCTGAATCGAACAGATGACAAATGGAACTACAGTCCACTGCTCTACCAACTGAGCTAAGGAAGGATGGAGAGCTCCCACGTGGATTCGAACCACGGGTGGTGGATTCAAAGTCCACAGTGTTGACCAACTACACTATAGGAGCAGATATATTATTAGTTGGTGTTTTTTCTTTAAGCTCATTTACATACTTAAATCCAATTAACGATATTGAAAAAAGTCCTGCCGAAGTATTGGCTATGATCATGGGAATGACATTATAGTATACAGAGTATACGAGACCCATTGAACTTGCCAGCATATTTAAACTAAGAAACTTGTAATCAATTGCATTCGTATCCTTCTCCTTGTATACATGATGCACCTGTGGTACAAACATGATGGCGATAAGTATTGAACTTGTCAGCCCAATACCATCAATGACATTCATCTTACTGTAAACTATTTTCTAGTGTTTAAGTAGGTATGTTACCACTTCTCATTGTGTTGCTTGTAACCGTGTTGATCTTCTTCTACTACAAGAGAGCACCTGTCAATTCAGAAAAGTATGACTATGATTGCTTTCTCCTAACTTTACCAGAATCAACGAGGAGACAAGAAAAGTTCTTCAGAAGTCATAACAAAGATATTCCAATTGAAGTTGTTTATGGAGAGAACACAAAGAATGTTAAAAACGCGAGGAAGTATGAACACATGATTGATGGTGAATATTTTGAAAAAGCTATAGAGATGCACTATGACCCATCGGTGAAACGCCCAGACATAACTTACTTCAACCTCGGTGCTATTGGTGCATACTTGGGTCACATAAACATCATGAAAAAGTGTATTGACAGTGATGTCAAGTATGCTCTAATCTTTGAGGACAATGTCATTGTGAAGAGAAACAAAATGTACGATGAAGTTCAAAAAGTCATAGACACTTTGGGTGATAATTTTGAAATGTGCTTTTTCCACTGTCTGTCCCGAAAACCTGTGGAAATAAATGGTAATCTAGAAAAGGTCTGTTGGATTTCTAGTATGAAGTGCTACCTCATCAACGTGAAGAACATGGAAAAGTACATGAAGTATTATTTCCCAATAGATAATCACGTGGACAATAAAACTGAAGATCTCATCGCGAATGGTGCTCGTGTATATTACAAAGATCTCCGAAGATGTATGAGAATTGATAGAAGTGGACCAAGTACAATTGGTCACAGTGACCATGGAAGAAAAGAGTACTTCTCTAGACAAAACCCTAGTTTGACACCCAGAGATATCAAGTTCGGGTACTAATGTACACGGGTCTCTCAGTTCTGATGATGGAAAGTCCCAAGTTTAGAACAGTTTTGGCCAACCACGACTTCACGAAGATAGTGCTGTAGTCAACATATCTCCTTGAATTCGGACGATGATGATCTAGAACCTCCTTCATAGAGAGGACTCTCCCAAGTGAAACCTTTCTACATTCTGTGACATCTATGACAAACCGAACGGGTTTCTTGTAGGACCAGGCGTGGGTAAACATACTGTCCAAGTCACGGGGTGTTGTGGTATCCCTAACCTTCATGGTGTATTGGATACTCATTACGAATTAGCAACCTTATAATACGCTGAAGATAAGTTTCTCCACAAAACGTCTCGGACCCAATTGAAGTATCCACCAAAATTCCTACAAGTGTAGTGACTAAGGCGGTCATCGCACGATTTGTTGATAAAGTCCATAATCAATAAAAGTCTCTCACCCCTCTTGAACTCAACTTTGTGCAGACAATTATCAGCTTCTAGAAATACACCCATATTCTCTTTGAATGGGAACTCTCCGTGTCCTTCTATAGAAAACATAGTGTCACTCGTATCATGAATTGGGATGACTAGACGGTATTGCTTCACGTGTGGACCATATCTCTTGATGTCATGATGATAGTTTTCATAGTACTGTGCGTTCATACCTTCAAAGTAGTACCGAATCCAACACCGCTGCAAATCAAGAGAATTCACAGGATATAAATCTTCACCAACAATTTGTGACAATTGTTTCAAAAACTTTTCATTCGAATAAAAGTTTAACATTACATCTTCATTCAATTTCTTGTTCTTCTTAGCCCTGACCAAAAATGTATCAACGAGTTTTTGACGACATGTATCAGAAAGTATATCCTCAACGATGACAAACCCCTTACCCCTCGTGACCTGATCATTACGGGTATTGACATCACAGTTCAATTCTATGTTATCCACCTTTCTCTTGTAAAGAAGAAATGGAATCACAAACACGAATATCAATAGTATCACAACGAATATCATCTACTATAGGAAATCATTTTTATAAACACAGACAATATGTTTATAAAAATGATCCAAACGGGGCTCGAACCCGTGACCTTGGCGTGCCTTATGTGAGTTTGACCCCACTAGTGTATACTTTGTATAAGCACCACGCTCTAACCAACTGAGCTATTGGATCAAAACTCGTAAACCGTGATGGTAAATCGTCCTCGCTGTTTTACCTTTGGTTCCAAGAATAGTTCTCGTATCTTATCCTTACCACGTTCTGTACCTTTAAGTTCTTTTTCTGTTTTATCAATTGATGCCTCTGATTTAAACTTAATATGAGGTGATTTGTAGTGTTCAATGCCATCTTCTGTGATGACCATGACATTGTCTGGTGGTGATGTTTGAGCACCCAAAAACTTTGGGTCTTGGTACAGAGCTCTAAACATTGCCTACCCTATGTTGAGAAATTCGTCAAAACGGACGATATTTGTCGCACCCTTAATGAAGTTCCGATGCTTAAGTCCGTATTCAAAAGCATCCATAGCCATCTGATGTGACAGGATTGTGTCATACGTGCATGGTTCAACATCACGAATTGAAAATCCAGGTGCAATCACCTTCACATCTGCATCAACATCTTCTAGAAACTTTAGAATGTCCGAATAGTCACAAGATTCCGAAATAATCACTGTCGCGTACCCATTCACTTCATAATTGTTCTTGATTTGATGCATCTTAATCTTATTGACTGTATCGGGTGTCACGATGTCTGTAACCTTGGAATAACGCGCATAAGAAGCCTGTGTAGCCAGACCTGTGATGCAGAGACCTGGAGCTTCAACAAAGACTATGGAGTTTGATGTAGTAGCTTCCGTGTATGCATAGTCAATATACTTTGCAAACTCCTGTACAGCTGTTTGAAACCCAATAGACTCAATGCCTGGGATGTCATTGAAGATAGTCTTCGCGATACCAATGATGTTCGTCTCAATCCTGTCATCCAGAGCTAGTAGTTTAGCACTTTTCATAGACTCATTTCCACAAATGCAATAAAGTTTATCTAGATCGTTAATATTTTCAATAGCCTTATCCACATCAACCCTGTCACAAGAGACTCTTAGGATAGAACCGGGGCCTTCTTGAATCTTCTCGCGATTGAGTTCCATACGAATGTTATTATTCACACCCCTGAATCCCTCATTGATACCTATAATGCGATTGTTACGGGCATTTTCAAGACGAGAAAGTGTGTGAATAATATTGTTGACACCTGGACATACACCACCAGCTGTGAGGATACCAATCTTCATTTTATCTATTTACGGATATTGTTTTTAATTAAGTAAACTATGAGAAGTATACACGACACAAAACAAATAACACTGATGTAATCATAGGCCTTCTTTATGTTATCGTATCCAGGTTGGACTTGTTTATCTATACCAGATGGTTTGACTATCAGGTTGTCTAATAAAAAATAAGCACTACCCCAACCCTCCTTAGCGTTTTCAGTCTCTACAATTTTTTGATATGCCAATGGGAACTTGTAAGTATATTTGGAAAGATGTCTGTTTGTCTCAAAATCAGAATGTCCCATCATGAAGTCGTGATCCATCGCATACTTCATGAACTTGTCATTGTATACATCTGCGTGTGAAGCTGAGTTATACATTAGTAATTGATGCGTTTTACCGGTGATTACATCTGTTGGAAGTGGGAAACCAAATGTAGTTCCCAAATTGTATATGTCAGGATTTTTCTCTATGAAAAACGTGTTCAAATCTTCAACAATTTCCGGATCTCTAATACGCTCATCAAACTCACAATCATCTTCTAAAACAAGGATTCTTTTGTAGCCCCTATCAAGTGCGTGTTTAAACGCAGTTTTGTAGGCATCTTCTAAATCAATATTTGGTTTATTCTCACGTAATGTCTTTTGGCACTTTTTGAAACCAAAGTTATACTGAAAAATGACTTTGGAGGTTGGTTCAGCTTTCATGATGTGCTGATATATTTGATGCTCCCTTGGAGAATCATGCATGATGAGGACATATGTACA